CTATCAAGATGACGATACAGGGCGCCCTCAGGCAAACATTATTGCTTTAAATTCCTTTAAAAGACGTATGGAGTTTCCAGAATTAAAGCAAAAAGCAGTAGAACAATACAAAGAATGGAACCCTGATTCACTAATAGTCGAGGCAAAAGCGTCAGGTGCGCCACTAGTATTTGAGCTTAGGGCTATGGGGCTACCCGTGCAGGAGTACACCCCATCAAAAGGTAATGACAAAATCTCTCGATTAAATTCAGTTGCGGATATATTTGCATCTGGTAGAGTATGGGTACCGGGAACACGCTGGGCAGATGAGCTAGTGGAAGAAGTTGCATCATTTCCGTCGGGCGAACACGACGACTTAGTGGACTCCATGAGCCAAGCCCTGTTAAGATTCAGGCGTGGTGGCTTTATTCGTCTTGAAACTGACGAAGAAGATGAACCAATAGGATTTCGTAGGAAACAGCCCTACTATTAAGGATAAATTATGGCGATTGAAAAAGGTCTTTATGCAGCCCCTCTGGGTATGGATGAACTTGCTCAAGAAAGCGAGCCTATTGAGATTGCTATTGAAGATCCGGAATCAGTTGAACTTACAGTTGGCCCCATAAGTATAGAAATTAAACCTGAGCAAGAGTCAGAAGATGACTTTAACGCTAACTTAGCTGAGTATATTGATGAGAATCAGCTTCAACAGCTAGCATCTGACTTAATTAGTGACTTTGAAGACGACATCAGTGCTCGTAAAGACTGGATGCAGACTTACGTCGACGGCTTAGAGCTCTTGGGTATGAAGATTGAGGAAAGAGCAGAGCCTTGGGAAGGCGCATGTGGTGTGTATCACCCACTAATGAGTGAAGCGCTCGTTAAATTCCAGTCAGAAACCATGATGGAAACGTTTCCAGCAGCTGGCCCAGTCAAAATTGAGATTATTGGTAAAGAAACACCAGAGAAAAAAGACGCGGCAGAGCGTGTCAAGGAAGACATGAACTACCAGCTCACGGATGTGATGAAAGAATACCGTCCAGAGCACGAAAGAATGTTGTGGGGCTTAGGATTAGCAGGTAATGCGTTCAAAAAAGTGTACTTTGACCCAGCATTAGACCGTCAAGCCTCTATATTTGTACCAGCAGAAGACATTGTTGTGCCATATGGCGCAAGTAATCTTGATACTGCGGATCGTGTGACCCATGTCATGCGTAAAACTAAGAATGAGTTGTTGCGTCTGCAAGCTGCGGGCTTCTATCGTGATGTTGACCTCGGTGATCCAGTTAATACACTAGATGAAGTAGAGAAAAAGATTGCAGAGAAGATGGGATTCCGTGCAACATCGGATGATCGCTTCAAAGTTCTTGAGATGCACGTCAACTTGGACATTCCTGGGTACGAGCACAAGGACAAGAAAGGCAAGCCGACAGGTATTGGGCTGCCTTACGTTGTGACTATCGAGAAAGGAACTTCAAATGTTCTTGCTATTCGAAGAAATTGGCAGCCTGATGACAAAACTAACGCAAAGCGTAACCACTTTGTTCACTACGGTTACATTCCTGGTTTTGGGTTTTATCATTTTGGTCTCATTCACCTTATCGGGGCTTTTGCTAAGTCAGGTACTAGTATCCTCCGCCAGTTGGTTGATGCAGGAACACTTAGCAATTTGCCAGGTGGCTTTAAGACCCGTGGACTGCGAGTCAAAGGCGACGACACCCCGATAGCCCCAGGCGAGTTCCGTGATGTAGACGTGCCAAGCGGAACAATGCGGGATAACATCCTGCCTCTTCCATATAAAGAGCCAAGCCAGACCTTGTATCAGTTGATGAATCAGATCATTGACGAAGGTCGCCGGTTTGCAGCAGCTGCTGATATGAAAGTATCAGACATGTCTGCTAACTCTCCAGTTGGTACGACGCTAGCAATCCTTGAGCGTACATTAAAAGTGATGAGTGCGGTTCAAGCACGTATTCACTATTCGATGAAGCAAGAGTTCAAGCTATTAAAGAACATCATTGCTGAGTACACGCCAGAAGAATATACATTCGAGCCAGAAGAAGGTAGCCGCAAAGCTAAAAAGTCTGACTACGACTTAGTAAACGTTATCCCAGTATCAGACCCCAATGCGGCAACTATGTCGCAAAAAGTAGTGCAGTATCAAGCTGCTTTACAACTAGCGCAAACTGCACCGCAGCTGTATGACTTGCCACTATTGCATCGGCAGATGTTAGACGTGTTGGGGATCAAAAATTATCAAAAGCTTGTGCCTACACAAGAGGATAAGAAGCCAGCAGATCCAATTACTGAGAATCAAAACATTCTTGTAATGAAGCCTGTTAAAGCTTTCCTTTACCAAGACCATCAAGCCCATATCGCAGTACACATGGGTGCAATGCAAGATCCTAAGATTATGGGTCTGGTTGGTCAAAGTCCTATGGCACAGCAAATCGGTGCAGCTATGCAAGCTCATATTGCAGAACATCTTGGTTACGAATACCGTAAACAGATGGAGCAACTAATGGGTGCAGAGTTGCCAACCACAGACGAAATCAACGAAGACGGAATCCCAGAAGCTATTGAGGTTCGCGTCTCGCAACTCGCAGCGCAAGCTGCACAACAACTTCTCGGTCAGAATCAAGCTGAAGAGAAGGCTAAGCAAAACGCCCAAGCGGCGCAAGACCCACTGATCCAAATGCAAATGCAAGAACTGCAAATTAAGCAACAGGATCTGCAACTTAAGCAGCAAAAACTTCAGATTGATGCGGCAGCGAAAGCTGACCAAATCCGTGTTGAAGAGTCTCGTATTGCAGCCCAAAAAGAAATTGCTGGAATGCAAGTCGGGGCAAAAGCCGCCAAAGACAGAGCCCAACAAGAGTCGAAAGATAAGCTTGAAGGGTTACGTATTGGTGCTGACATTGCCTATAAAAAGGCAGAAATTGATCGGGCTCGTACCGAGACTAAAAAGGAGAAATCCAATAAATGATGGACCAAACGCTAGAAGTATTGCTTAGGCAATATCGAGATAAGCGCTCTCAATTAGCTGATGCAGTTTCCAGTGCGTCAGCTAAAGATTACGCGGAATACCGCGCTATCTGTGGTGAAATTCGAGGTCTTCTCACCGCAGAGTCTTACCTGTTGGACCTTGCTAAAAATCTGGAGAACTCTGATGAGTAGTATTGATTTATCACAAGCAGTAGACCTTGGCGCTTTAATGGCTAAGACGCAAGAGGAAAAGGGCAAGCAATTACCTAAGCCGCAAGGTTATAGGATTCTTTGCGCAATTCCCGAAGCAGAAGAAGCCTTTGAAAGCGGCATTATCAAGTCTGACGAAACCCGTCGGCATGATGAGTTACTTACTACAGTGCTATTCGTAGTGGACTTAGGGCCGGATTGTTATCAAGATAAGACGCGATTCCCAAATGGACCATGGTGCAAAAAAGGCGACTTTATTCTAGTTCGTCCTAACTCTGGTACCCGTTTAGTTATTCATGATCGGGAGTTCCGCATTATTAATGATGATTCTGTGGAAGCGGTAGTTGACGATCCACGTGGCATTAAACGTAAGTTCATTTAAGGAGAACCACTATGGCTGAACTAGACCAAGAAGAATTTAAATTCCCCGACGAAATTAAGGGTAAACCCGTAGATACACTGTCAGAAGGTGGCGATTTCTCATTAGAAATTGAAGATGACACTCCACCCGACGATAAGTTTGCGGAACCTCCTCTTTCTAAAGAAGAAGTCGATGAATTAGAAAAAGACAACCACGAAGACTACTCTAAACGTGTAAAAGAACGTATCGACAAGATGAAACGGGCTTGGCACGAGGAGCGCCGTGAGAAAGAAGCTGCAATACGTGAGCAACAAGAGGCTATTAATCTTGCTAAACGCGTAATGGATGAGCATAAAAAGCTCAAAGAAGCCTATTCTACGGGTGAAAAAGAGTACATTAGCACCTTCCAAAATGCTGCTGACCTTCAACTAGAAATCGCAAAACAGTCTTATAGAGAGGCTGTTGACTCTGGTGATACCGATAAAATCGTTGAAGCGCAGGCTAAATTGACTGAGGCTAGCCTCAAACAAGACAAAGCTAAGAACTTTAAACCTGCTCCACAAGTAGAAGAAGAGACTTTTGAACAGGCCCAACAAACCTATCAACAACCAACCAAACCACAAGTTGATCCTCTTACCGCAAAATGGTTAGAGAAGAATACTTGGTACGGTCCTGATGAAGAGATGACAGCTTTAGCATTAGGAACGCACTCAAAGCTTGAAAAAGAATTCGGAAAGGGTTATATTGGTTCCGAAGATTATTTCAAACGCATAGATAACACTATGCGCAAACGTTTTCCCGAGAATTTTTCGGAAGAAGTAGAAGTAGAAACGCAGGCTGGGGGCGACAAGCCCAGTCAACGCGCTGAAACAAAGTCGGCACCAGTTGTAGCGCCAGCAACGCGAAGTACAGCGGCTAAAAGAATCGTACTGAAGGCTAGCCAAGTAGCATTGGCTAAAAAACTTGGCTTAACCCCTGAGCAATATGCTCGGGAAATGCAAAAACTGGAGGCTTAAAAATGGCAACAAATAAACTTGCTCGCGAATTAGATACCCGTATGACGGCAGAACGCCCTAAGCAGTGGCAGCAGCCCGAGTTGTTACCCGAACCGGATAAGCAACCTGGATATTCATACAGATGGATTCGTGTCTCAACACTAGACCAGTCCGATGCTCGCAACTTGTCAGCCAAGTTACGCGAGGGTTGGGAACCTGTCTCAGTAGAAGAACAACCACAGTTTTCACTGCTAGTTGATCCCAATAGTCGCTTTAAGGACAAGATTGAGATCGGCGGATTGTTACTTTGCAAGACTCCAGATGAGTTTGTTGAACAGCGGAATACTCATTTCCAAAGACAGACAGATGCTCAGACGTTGGCTGTAGATAACAATTTAATGCGCCAAAGCGATGCTCGCATGCCTATCTTTAAAGAAGGTCGGTCTGACGTATCCTTTGGTAAAGGTAAATAACTAATCAGGAGTTTTTATGTCAGCATATCCAGCAGTATCAGGTCCTTATGGCCTGAAGGCTGTAAATGAGATTGGTGGTTTACCATATGCAGGATCAACTCGTATGATCCCTATTGCATCTGGTTACTCAACAAGCTTGTTTTACGGTCAAATCGTCCAGTTATCTGGCGGTACGCTAGTTGCCGGTTCTTATACACCTGCAACTAATCCAACAACTGTTATCGCAGGCACTATCGGTGTTTTCGTAGGCTGCCAATATACTAATCCAAGTACATTGCAACCTATTCAATCCCAATATTGGCCCGCAAGTACTATTGCTAACGACGCAATTGCTTATGTAATTGATGATCCACGCACAGTATTTAAGGTTGCAGTTGGTTCCCAAGCTACTTCAACTTTATCTAACACCTCTTCTGGTGCTGGATATATGAACCCAGCTTTCATTGGTACTAACGTTTATCCATTGTCAGGCGCAGGCGGCTCTACCACTACTGGTAACTCCCTCTTGTCCGTTTCTGGCGGTGTTGTAACCAACGGTACTGGTAATACCCGTGTAACAGCAGCTGCTCCTTTGCGTGTAGTTAGCGTTGTACCTGACACTGTGTATGCTGTCACTCAAACTGCTTCTACCTCTGGTTCAAGCACGACATTGACACTTACTGCAGCTAACAGTGCAATTCAAGCTGGCATGCAAATCAGTTCACCAAGCGGTACTGGTGGATATAGCGGTAACTATGTATATGTAACAAACGTAAACAGCACAACTGTGACTTTGAACTCAGCTGTAACTATTGCGTCTGGTACTCAAGTTACTTTCCTCGGCTATCCTGAAGTATTGGTAACATGGAACGGAAACTTCCATAGCTACAACAATACTACTGGCGTTTAATTAGGAGCTTATAAATGGCTATTTCACGCGCACAACTACTAAAAGAGCTCCTCCCAGGACTGAACGCATTGTTCGGTCTTGAGTACGCTCGCTACGGTGAAGAACACAAAGAGATTTACGAAACTGAAACCTCTGAGCGTTCTTTTGAAGAAGAAACCAAACTGTCAGGCTTCTCAGCTGCACCAGTCAAGAACGAAGGCCAAGCCATCGGTTACGACAATGCGCAAGAAGCATGGACAGCTCGCTACAACCACGAAACCATTGCTCTCGGCTTCTCCCTAACAGAAGAGGCAATCGAGGACAACTTGTATGACAGCCTATCAGCTCGTTATACCAAGGCTTTGGCTCGTGCTATGGCGTACACCAAACAAGTTAAAGCTGCTGCCGTTATCAATAACGGTTTCAACCAGACTTACGTTGGTGGCGATGGTGCTCCTTTATTCTCCACAGCCCATAACTTGGTTTCTGGTGGAACCAACAGCAACACTCCATCTACCCCTGCTGACTTGAATGAGACTTCGTTGGAAAACGCAGTTATTCAAATCGCCGCTTGGACTGATGAACGTGATCTGTTGATCGCTGCTAAACCCAAGAAGTTGATTGTTCCACCTGCACTCCAATTCGTTGCAACTCGTTTGCTCGAAACTGAATTGCGTGTTGGCACAACCGACAACGACATCAATGCTATTAAGAACAACGGCAACATTCCAGAAGGTTACACAATTAACCACTTCTTGACTGACGCTAACGGTTGGTATTTGACAACTGACGTTCCTAACGGCATGAAGCATTTCGTTCGTGTACCACTCCAGAACTCTATGGATGGCGACTTCGACACAGGTAACGTACGTTACAAGTCTCGTGAGCGTTATTCATTCGGCTGGTCTGATCCACTCGGAATGTACGGTTCCCCAGGAGCCTAAAGAAAAGGGGACTTCGGTCCCCTTTTTTGTTTGCATTTGTTATTATTTGATGTAAGATGTTTAAAACCGGGGAAAACCGGCTTATTAGACTGCCCCGGCAGACGCATACAAGACTAATAAGCCTTAATCTGTATGGAGAATATTATGGGATTTGCTTCACATCTAGGCCCCTGGCTACTTGGAACCGTTAAAAACACCACTGGCACTACTGCTGGTACTATTCGTAATATGGGCGCAGCCGTTGTTGCTCAAGAAGTTCCTGTTGTATTCGGCACACTGACTGGTACAGCGTTTGTACTTCCAGCTGGCTCTTTAGTAACTGGTGTCACTGTAGTTACCACAACCGTATTTAGTGCTGCAACCACCTGCAAACTTAGCATTGGCGGTACTGATTTCACTACTACTGGAACTATTACTAGCGTAGGCAGTACAACTTTGGGTGCTAACGCAACTACCCCTGGCGGCTGGTTAAACGTAGGCTCTACCGATGCTATTGTTAGTTACACATTGGCTGGTACCGCTTTGACAACTGGCGCTGCTGTAATTGTTATTACCTACGTAGTTTTGGCTTCTGACGGGTCTAATAACCCAAGCCAGTCGTAATTAATCTAATGGGTTAGGGTTTTCCCTAGCCCACTTTAAATCTAAGGAGATTAATTATGATGCAATATGACGTTAAATCGGCGCATACAGAAGCCACGGGTACTTTGGTTTCTGGGCGTAACCGCCTCAAAGCGTATCAATGTATTTCTGGTGGTACCGCTGGAGATATTGTTTTTAGAGATGGCGGCGCTTCTGGTACTGAACGACTACGCTTTAATATTGGCACTGGTACACAGCCTATCAGCTTACTGATTCCAGGTGAAGGTATTTTATTTGAAACCAGCATTCATGTAACACTTCCTGCAACCGCAAAATTAACTGCGTTTTATGGCTAAGAAAAAAGGTCCCTCTCTTGCGATTGGTCGTGGTGAAAAGCTGCCTGTATCTAAGGGTGCTGGGCTTACCGCCAAAGGTCGTGCTAAATATAATGCGGCTACTGGCTCGAATCTAAAGGCTCCACAGCCTGAAGGCGGCTCACGTAAGAAGTCATTTTGCGCACGGATGTCGGGGATGCCTGGACCCATGAAGGATGAAAAAGGTCGCCCAACTAGAAAGGCTGCCTCATTAGCGAGGTGGAAATGCTAAATATGATGGAGCTTTGGACTGGCGGTCTAACCATATTTATGGCATTAATTGGTTATATCATGCACGAAAAGTTCAATGAGCTTGGTCGTATTGGTATTCTTTTAAACAAAACAAGAGAAGAGGTAGCTCGTGATAACGTTACTAAAGCAGAAGTTGACCGCATTATGGAGCACATTGATGCAAGGTTTAACAAACTTGAAAGCAAAATTGACCAACTTATTCAAAGGTGAGAAGAAATGAAACACGATGACATGAAACAAGATATGCCCATGATGAAAAAAGTGGCTAAAAAAGAAGTTAAAGCCCACGAAAAATCAATGCACAAGATGGCTAAAGGCGGCACTGCTTCAGCTCGTGCTGACGGCTGTGCTACCAAGGGTAAAACCAAAGGCACAATGATTTCTATGTGCGGTGGCGGAAAGATGTAATGTCAGTTGAGCCTGTAGACCCTTCTAAAAAACCTGGCGGTGACGGGCAGGAGAAATACCCAGCCAAGCCTAAACACGGTCCTGGGAAGTTTGATGAAGTTTTAGAAAAAGCTAAATCTGATCGGGCTAAGGCTGAAGTGCATAAGATGGCAGAGGATCAAAGGGCAAAAGTAGAAGCTGAACGCCCACGAACTTATGCTGAAAGGTTACAGGATATGGGCAGGCTGCCTAAACCTAGCGGTGGTGGCGGTGGTGGCGGTGTACCAAAGATAAACCGTGACATTACTAAAAACATGAAAAAAGGCGGTAAGGTGTCTTCCGCCTCTAAACGTGCAGATGGTATTGCTATTCGTGGGAAGACAAAAGCATGAGACCAAGTCGAGGTATGGGCGATATAGCCCCATCTAAAATGCCTGGTGGGGTTAAAAAAGCCCGCAGGGATAACACTGACTTCACGCAATATGCGGGAGGCGGAAAGGTTGGATTGTATGAAAATATTCATAAAAAACGTGCTCGCATCGCTGCTGGCTCTGGTGAAAAAATGCGGAAACCAGGAGCCAAAGGAGCCCCCTCCAAAGCCGACTTTATCAAGTCAGCCAAAACAGCCAAGAAAGGTTAATCATGGCAACGAAAAATTGGATCCAAAAAGCAATCAAAAAACCAGGAGCGTTAAGAGCGCAGCTGGGAGCAAAGCCAGGACAGTCAATCCCAGCAAAAAAACTAGCAGCAGCAGCCAAAAAACCAGGCAAACTGGGTCAAAGAGCACGTCTCGCTAAGACCCTTAAAGGTATGAAATAATGGCTACTTCTGGATTAACTACATTTAATCTAGACATGGGCGACCTCATTGAGGAAGCCTTTGAGCGTTGTGGTACGCAAGTACGTACGGGTTACGAATTTAGAACTGCTCGCCGTAGCGTCAATATGATGACTATTGAGTGGGCAAACCGTGGCATTAATCTATGGACTATTGAGCAGGGGCAGATCCCAGTAAACATCAATGCTGGTCAGATTAGCTACCCAATCCCAGTTGATACCATTGATCTTTATGACCAAGTAACTCGTCAGGGTACAGGGCAAAACCAAGTTGACATTAACTTGACCCGTATATCTGCTGATGATTACCTCACAATCCCTACTAAAAACGCTGAAGGGCGCCCAATTCAAGTTTGGGTAGACAGACAATCAGGCAACGTAGATTCTGTCCCTACGACCACTATTGCAGCTGGCAACCCTATTACTGCTACCTCTACTACGATTACTGTAACCTCAGCAGCTAACCTGCGTACTCAGGGCTACATTAATATTGACAACGAAACAATCCTGTACCAGAACATCTCAGGTAATCAGCTATTAAATTGCTATCGTGGGCAGAACAATACAACTGCAGCATCCCATGCGGCTGGGGCAAACGTCATTGTTAACTACCTGCCAAACATCAATATCTGGCCTACAGGCGTACCTGGGCAGCAATACACTATTGTTTACTACCGTATGCGTCGTTTACAGGATGCTGGTACGGGTGTGACTACTCAGGATATTCCCTTTAGGTTTATTCCTTGTATGGCTGCTGGACTAGCCTTTTATATGGCTATGAAGATTCCTGGTGTAGACCCAGCCAGAATACCAATGCTAAAGAGTGAGTATGAAGAGCAGTTTAAATTAGCTGCAGATGAAGATAGGGAGAAAGCGGCTATTCGTTTTGTGCCACGCAATATGTTCTATTCGAGGTAATTGTGCCTAGTAAATTTTCGTCTGGTAAGTATGCAATAGCGGAATGTGACCGCTGCGACCAGCGATATATGCTGAAGGATTTGCGCACCCAAGTATTAAAGACAAAACCATATAAAGTTAAAGTTTGTAAGACTTGTTGGGATCCAGATCAGCCACAGCTGCAATTAGGTATGTACCCAATAAACGACCCACAGGCTGTACGTGAACCTCGTCCTGATGTATCCTATTATGCATCTGGCAATACTGGTTTATATACATCTGATACGGCTAGTAATACAACTGCTAACGCTGGTTATCCTAGCGATGGTAGTCGGCAGATTCAGTGGGGTTGGAACCCTGTAGGTGGTGCAAGTAGTTTTGACGCTGTTTTAACTCCTAATGCTTTAGTAGCTATAGGGCAAACAGGAACCGTAACCGTAGTTATAACTTAGGAGTTTATTATGTCATTCAAAAAAGGCGCTGACGGAGTTACTAAACAAGGTAAAACCAAAGGTAAAAATTTAGGCGATTCAGGTCCAACGGCTAAAGTTCAAGCTGGCGGTAAAAAAACTGCTGGCGTAACTGGTAAAGCTATGCGGGCTGTTGGTCGTAACATGGCTCGTGCGAATAACCAAAGAGGTCGTTAATCATGGCTAAAAACAACAAGCCTGCTCAGGCTTATGATGAGCCCCACAAAATGAGTGGCGAGAAAACTAACACTAGTACTTATAGTGGCTATGAAGCTGGCGCTAAAGTTTTAGATAAAGCTAACATCTCTGTTGGTGGTATTAGCAAAGGTAACTATGCTAAAGAAAACCCATATGGTGTAGGCGTTATGCGTGGTTATGGCGCTGCTACTAAAGGTCGTAAGATCAGCGGGAAGATGGGCTAATGAACTACGAAACGTTATATAACACGATCCAAGCATACGCTGAGAACACTGAACAGTTGTTCGTGGCTAATATTCCTGTCTTTGTACAGGAAGCTGAAGATCGTATATATAACGCAGTTCAACTCCCATCTTTACGTAAAAACGTTACAGGTACGATGACGTCTGGTAATCAGTACATCTCTCTTCCTGACGATTGGCTTTCTAACTATTCAATTGCAGTTATTGATTCAACCAATAATTACAACTACCTCATTAATAAAGATGTTAACTATCTACGCGCAGCTTATCCGTCTGTAACTTTGACTGGGTCTACCTACCAGGGCACTCCTGGCGGTGTTCCTAAGTACTATGCCCTATTTGGTGCTCAGTACTCTAACGTCAATGAAATGACTTTGATGGTAGCCCCAACCCCAGACCAAAGCTACACAGTAGAGATGCATTACTTCTACTACCCACCAACTATTGTGCAGGGTCAAATTGCTACATTGGCTGGTACGTTTAGTGGTGGAGCGCTATATACCAATGGTGTATACCAAAACGTGCTTTTAACTGGTGGTTCTGGCGCTAATGCTACAGCTGACATTGTGGTGTCTGGAGCAACCGTTACTAGCGTAACCCTAAAGTTTGGTGGTAATTTTTATGTAGCTGGCGACGTTCTTTCTTGCTCTTCGCTAGGTTCTACTGGAGCAGGGTTTACTATTACTGTAGCAACTGTATCTAACGCTTCAGGCACAAGCTGGTTAGGCGATAACTACGACCCAGTCTTGCTTTATGGTGCAATGCGGGAAGCTATCTTGTTTATGAAAGGTGAACAGGATATGGTTACTTACTACCAGAAAATGTATGAAGAAGCTATTGCACAGCTTAAACGTCTTGGTGATGGTCTTGAGCGTGGCGATGCTTACCGTAACGGGCAAGCTATATTACAAGTTAACTCATAATGGCAATCGTACAAGGTCAAACTACCGTATTCAAACTAAACCTTTTAAAGGCTTTAGAGAACTTTGCCGTCGGTACGCCTTATACATACAAGATTGCTTTGTATAACGCTTTAGCAGACCTTAGCAGTTCTACGACTGCTTACACTACTGTTAATGAAGTTACAGGTACTGGCTATACGGCGGGTGGCTTAACTTTAACTATTATTCCGCCAGACTATAACAATGTAGACCAAACAGCTTTTGTTTCATTTTTACCTGCTATTTGGAACCCTGCTTCCTTTACTACTAGGGGTGCGCTAATTTACAATAGCACTACTGGGGCGGCTGTATGTGTTCTAAATTTTGGCAGTGACAAAGTAACAACAGGTACATTTACGGTGCAGTTCCCAACGGCAAACGCAACAGATGCCATTATTAGAGTTTCTTAGGAGAAATTATGAGTTCTGAAATTACAAAATTAGGCGATAGCTTCGGAGCTAGTGCTTCCTATGGCGGTGGTTCTGTTGAAACAGTCGGTCTAGAAGGTGTCTACGTTGCTACTTGCTACGATGCAGACGGCAATGAAAAGTGGTCTGATACTATTAAAAACTTAACTACCAACGTTGGTCGTGCCAATTTAATGAATTCTTACTTTGGCAATACTGGCGGCGGTGCAATTGTGATGGGTCTTGGAGGCGCTAATGGTTCTAGTACGTTTACTCCTGCTTACGGTGATACTCAAGCTAGCCATGCTGGTTGGTTTGAAGTCGGTGGAGCTAATGCCCCAACCTACTCTGGAACCCGTAAAACCCCTTCTTTCTCAGCA